CTGGCGTATACCCGCCATACCCGTCCGGGATTGTCGTTTTGTCCAGCATCGTGCATCTTTCCATAGCCTCAGACAGCAAACTCATGGCGTTTTCCTCCATCTGTTCAGTCTGGAACGAAATTGATTCTGCCATGTGCCTGAGTCGGCCTGTGCGCCGCCAGAAGCCGCGTTTCCGCTTGACTTGGTATAAGAGTAGCCCCCGAAGCTCTCAGAGCTGTAAGGGCTGTTTGCGGGGCTGTCAGGGTCATCAACGTATTTCGCAAGCCATGTGTTGATATCGTTCAAAAGGGCGGTGACTGCCACAGGGACAGACATCGCCCAAATGCTCCCGTCAAACGTCTCGTCGACAAGCCCGGTCGCCGGATATTGATGCACGCCGTCGTTGAAATGGCTCCCGATGATCCTGAAATACTGACCGCTCTGCAAGTCGCCGGATGCAGCCATCGCGGAGAGGTCAATTTCGCCCGAAATAATCGTGAAAGTACCGCGATACTTCGGAACGTCAGGCAGTGAGATATTGAAGTTCCAGTTGCGAAGCTCCTCGCAGAGATCGGTCAGTGTTATCATAGTTTTTCCCCTTTATTTTGGGTTTGTGGCATCAGGAGAAGTCATTGTTGCCGTGCCGTTTTCGTCAATATCATCTGAAAAAAACAGAAATGATCCTTCCCAAAAACGATATTCTGCAATCGTCCCTGCACCGGATTCATGTGTTTCTGTTTCTATAACGACATCGCCATTTAATTTTTCAAACCCATAAATTGGCTCATTGTTTGCAGTAAAAGACGTAATGCTGCCATATCCATACAAATCGCCATTCGTCGTATTATGTACATACAATCCATAATTCCATAAATGGGTTGGATTCTGTTCAATGTCTTCCAGTGCCTCTGCAATCAGATCGGCATTGGTTAGGGTGTATGAATTGTTATCTTCATCTGCAACAAACTCACACTCAATGACCGTAATGCCGCTGCCGCTGCTGCCGCCTCCATCGCCGCCGCCGCCTCCATCACCGCCGCCACTATCCTTCTGCGCATTGGCGATAGCCGCTTTCAGCGCGATTTCGTCGCCTGTCCGCGCTTTAATATCCATGCCAGACAAAATCTGGCGTTCGCGAATCGTCATCGCAACTTCCCCCTATTCTTCGATAATCCCGGCTTCCCGCAAGCTGTGAAGCAGCGCGTTCACCGTTTCCGCGACAGCCGCCGTCTTCGCGCCCGGAGCAATGTCCGCAACGGCCTTCCCCTTCGCGCCTTTTTCCGCATGTTTCATGCCGTCCGCAAGCCGCTTCAGCGCAATCTCGCTTGCCGTGAGCGGGGCAATATTCGCCCCGCTCAGAATCATTACCTCACGCTGTGTCATGTTCATCACGCAACGTAAGTATACTTGATGGTCACAGTGCCGGAGGGAGCCGCCTTCAGCATGATGCCGTCCTCGACGATGGTGTAATCGTCGGCGGTCAGCACGGTGTTGCCGTCCTTCAGTTCCTGCACGGAGATGACCTTCCCGTGCGCGGTGGGATAGTGCAGGGAACCGGCACTCTCGGCGGTGATGGTCTCGGCAGTGGTCACCTTAGTGGGCGTGCCGATGTACACGACGGAGATGCCGTCCAGATACTCAGCCCACAGCTTCATGCCCATGATGGCGTAGGCTTCGCCCGTCATGTTGGTGTAGTTGCCAACGGAGTGGAAGCCGATCAGGTTGGTTTCGCCAGCCACGGTGAAGTCAAGGCCCATCTGCGCGAAGTCGCTGTCAGCCGGGTCAATGTAGTACAGGTCGATGTTGTTCACGGGCGTAGCAATGACCTTGCCGCGCGGCACTTCGCTCGACAGGATCACGTTGGACGCGCCCATGAAGTTCTGGAGGTAGTTCAGACCGCCCTGCGTCTGCACGGTGATGTCAGCCGCGCCCAGATACTCGTAAGCGTCCAGAATGTTGACAAACTGCACGATATTGGTCACGTCGCGATGCATCTTCTTGAACTTGTCGCGCACAAGGCCCTGAGCCATCGCAAAAGCGGCCTGAAAAGTGGTCTGGCCGTCCAGCAGGGAGCCGGTCTCAAGGAACTTGTAGAAGTCATCCATGACCTTGCTCTGAAGCTCGTTGCGGAACTCTTCGTCGGTGCGGGCAATCGCCACGGGTGCGCCGTATTTGGCGACAGCTTCCAGCGAGACGCTCTTGCCGTACTTGCCCACCTCGATATCGCCGTAGGCAACGGGAGAGATGTTCGCAACGGAGAACGGAATGGTGTTAGCCTCGGGAACCGCGCCGCTTTCCAGCGTCAGGGTAGTCTTGTAGGAGGTCAGCTTCGTGCCGGGAGTCTTGCGAATCGGACGCATAATTCCGAACACTTCATTCAGGGCATCCCAGTTCTTCTGGAACTGAGTAACGAAATCAATATCACGAACCGCAGTCGTGATGTTAGCCATCTTGGTAACGCCAGCCATAGTTTATATTCCCCTTTCTTAAAGTCCAAATAGTTCTTTGTTCTCGGCGATTTTCGCCTGTCTCTCAATCGGGTCGTTGATTTTCATAATGTCCTCTTTGGACATCTTGCCGCCCGCGTTCGAGGGAGGCGTGGGAACGTCCGCGCCCTTGGTCTGTTCGGTTGGGATGTACTCGGCCCAGTCTGTCTTTGCGGCAGACACAAGTTCGTCCGCGCCCTTCACGTTGCCGTCCTTGTCAAGCTCAATCTTGCTCAGGTCGGACAGCCGCAGAATCGCGTCGTAACGCTTTTCAGGGATTCCCGTCTTTGCCAGAACGTCACGCCTGTAGGCGGTCTTGATTTTGGCGGCGTTCTCCGCTTCGGCCTGTTTGGTCTTGTAAGCCTCGAAATCGGCGTGTTCGGCCTCATACTTGGCTTTGTAGTCCTCAGTGCCTTTGGCGGCGTCCTCCATGTCCTTGACCTTCTTCTGCAATTCGGGAATCGTGTCAGCGTCTTTCTTGTACTTCTCCGCGTCGGCCTTGTACCCGGCGGCAGTCTTCTCAGCCTCCGCAATCTGTTCTTTGAGAGCGGATACCGTCTCAGAGTGCGCGTCGATAATCTGTTCCTGTTTGTCCGGCTCAATGCCCAGAGCCGAAAGCAGCTTGCGAGTAAGTGACATTAATCCATCCTCCAATTCTTCGGGCGGCTGTACTTCGCCGCGTGGATTGTTTATATGCAAAACACCGCCTGACAGTGCTTAGTCAGTCGGTGTATTTACATCAAAAAGGGTAAAAGAATACGCCCTGCGACGTAGTCATGCCGTGGGCGTCATTCAGTTGTTGTTATCCGTTCTGCAAATACCTCTTGATAATTGCCTTGTATTCTTCGCTGTGTTCTGTCGCGGCGGGCTTCAAATAGGGCTTTGCGTGTTGCCTCCGAGACCCGAACTCAACGAACGGAGCGTATTCCACATTACTGCCTATGTACGCGCTGTTGCCCTTCGCCGCGTGGCTGATGCTGTTGCGCAATCGGCCTGTGTCGACCGGGCATTTCGCCTTCGCATACCCTTCCGCGACAAGCCCGCAAGCCTCCATTGCCCGTTCAATCTGAGCGGATGCCGCGCCCTTGAAGGTCGCGCTGTTGTCGGTGATTTTGACGTCGCTCATAGAATCACCTCCGTTTGCTTTTTCGCTCATTCTTCCACTCGTCATAGTCCATTCCTTCAAGCCCAGGCCTGAAGTTCGGGTCACGCATGTCATGCTCAAAGCCTACCAGATTCGCAATGAGCGTGCATCGACAGTTGTAAACCAAATGCCCCGGAGCCTCTGGATCGCCCGGATATCTGATCTTATATCTGTCAACCTTGAACGGCTCTCCAACTTTTACGCTCTGCCCGTCAAGCTGCCTGTGCTCGTACCGCACTTTGTAATCCGCTGCTGACATCCACGTCTGCCGCATTTTAATGCCCATGTCCTGCGCCCGCTTATAACTGTCGACTCGTCCGGCATTCTCCGCGCATGTCGTCATCGTTCGGGCGTTACGGATCGCGGCATTTTCATCCATACGCGCAACGCCAGCAAGCCGCTTCGCTATGTCTGGTATGCTCTCGCCTTGAAGAATACCTTGCGTTATGGCGCTGTTCAAGTGCTGCTTGTTCCAACGCATGTCTTTCTGTATGTCAACTTGTGGCTCTGGGAGCAAATCAGGGTCATCACGGATCAGCCGTTCAACCGTGTCCCGGTCGTACAGCGTGAAGCTCGTGTCAATGCTTGTCCCGTGCTCAATCTCATATGTGCCGTAGTTATAGTTTAGCGCGTAGGCATCAGCCATGTGGCCTTTGAGCATCGACATGGCCTTTTCGTCAGTCGAAACGAGATCAGCGGTCAGCGCATCACGCATCCCTCGGAACCAGTCATTCTTTTGAACTTCGTCAATTCGCCACTTGCGATAGTCTGCCGGGTCAAGCAAACCCTTCTCAACCAGCCGCCGTTGCTTTGTATCTTCCTTCGCAAACTCAGCAAGCTGTTTTTCGACCTTCTCTTGGATTTCTTTTCGAGCCTGACGATATACCCGCTTGATACGGACTTCGAGGATTTTTAGTTCCTCATCTGTTTTCCTATGCCCGTAATCCATAAGCGCTTACCGCCTTACTTTTCCTGCTGGTCTTCTTCGGCTTCTTCGGTCTGGTTTTCTTCCGTTTCGCCGTTATCCTTATTCTGTTTCAACTGCTCAATCTGTTTTTTGAGGCTCATCATTCTTTCTGCGTTTTCCTCATCCATTCTATCAAGCACTTCATCAACCTGATCTCCATCGCCGAGCAGCGTCATGATCTTGCGCGTAACATATTCGGAATCGAGGTAATTAGCGGCCTGAATGATTGTCTGCACGTCTTCAGCGACGTTTATGATCATCGAGCGCGTGAACGTCGGCTTTTCGTCGTTGATTCCGGCAACAGCCAGAATGCCGTCAAGGAACTCATGCACGCAATACTCGAACTCGTCGCACTTTGAGTTGAGCGGTTCGTAAGCCGCCCTGATCTGAGTCGCCGTCGTTGCGCCGTTCGCGATGTTCTCCACGTCAAGGGCCATCGCGTCGCGGTACAGGTCTCGGTGAATCCTGTCCAGAATCGCCTCGCGCGCCGCATAAGGCACTTCCAGCGTGTGCGCCTCTGCCTGTGCGCCTGTGTCCTCAAGGTTTGCCGCGTGCGTTCGCTTTATCTTGTTTAGGAACGCCTGAAGGTCAACCTCATCCATGCCGCCCGCATTCTGGATAATCCAGTAAATCTGCGAGGCATCATCAAGGTCGTTCGCAAAACCCGATTTAATCAGGTCGTAGCAGTCAATCTGTGACTGTATCCCTGCAAGCGCTGTCTGGTGTTCCGGGTTGCCGAACAGCGGCACGATTGGGAATGTCGGATAATTCTGATACTCGTATATCGTCGTCGCGTCAACGGGCGTCGAAACCGCCCTCTCGATGTAACCGCGCTTCTCGCGCAGGATTTCGCCCTTGTTCTTGCGCCAGATGTAGTCCGTATAGCCGTCTATCTCGTACAGCGTCGCACGCATCGGCTTGTCCGGCGCAACCTGCCACCATCTCACGCCAGCCATCAACGCGCCGTTGTCCTCGTCGTACAGCGGAGCAAACTCCAACGCGCTGAAAACGTCCATGTGGTCATAGTTCCAAAACCCGAACGCAAAACCGCCCACAACGGCATACTTGGCCGCTTTCTGGAGCTGTGTGTCGAATTTGTCGCCCAGCGTGTTCCGCGTCCTCTGGTTCTTCCACGTCACGCCGTTGCCAAGCAGATACTGGCACTCCTGCATCACAATCCGCTGGAAGTCGCCGCTGACCATCTTGTAATTTGCGCTGTAGTTGTCCGGCACGGCCTCACCGCGCACCGTATACAGCAGCTTCTTATAATTCGTGATCGTCCTGTTCATGCGCCTGTAGTATTCGTCAGCCAGCATCGCGTCACGATACATCTGGTCTGATTTGTACTGCTCAATGCACTGCCTCACGAAATCCAGCTGGTTCCTCTTGGCGTTGCCAACCGCCAGCAGGTCATTATACGTTTTCAAGGGTCACTCACCCCGCTCGTGTCAATCGTTATTGTATTCAAAACCGCTTGGAGACGGTTCTGCCAGTCCGCAAATATGGACGCCATCCTGTCTCCCCCGCAAGCCTTCGCTATCTCCATCTCGCGCATCACAACCATTATCTGGTCTGTCGCGCCCATCAGCTCATCCATGTTCACCGAAACGGTCAGCGTCTCGCTCATAGTCTCATAATCCTTTCCTGAACTGACATCCTGGAATAATCAATAGCATCTTCTGGCCGCTTCTTCGACAGCCTTACTCCAACCTCGCGGATAATGCTTGCGAGGCTGTCAGGGCAGTCATCGTGTTCGGCGTTCTCGTTGTAATCCGTAATCTGGTTGATATATTCATCGTCAGTGCCTTTCACGAATACAACGTCCTTCCAAACGCCTTTGAGATGCGACG